CCGCCGTAGATAACAAAGTCGCGACCATCTGCTGTGCCAGTCCAAGTGTATGATCCATGCTTCTCAATGTTATCAAAGCGGCCTGCAAGGTCAACGAAGCGGCTGTTAACGCGAATTACTTGGTTTCCGTATTCGTTAGTTTTAAGTGCGATGCTTGTCATTTTTGTCTCCTTCACTGTTTGTACTGTTAACTTAGTGTTAACAATTCAATAGTTCAAGGGGGTGAGGCTAATTATTTTAATTCTTTTTTCGATATGCTATAAAAGTATGAAAGAAAGGCAGCCAACCATGGACGTAAATTTCGAGATGATCGATGCAATTATGCAGTGGGTAGTGCTGCCAGTCGCTGGGTTTGTGTGGGTAATGTATAACCGCCAAGGCGACCATCACACTGATATCGCTGTGCTGAAGGCGCAGCACGAGGCCAATAAGTTGGCGCACGATCGCGAGATGAAGGAGATGAAGCAAACCATCGGCGCGATATTTACGAAGCTCGACAACATCGAGCAGGCTCTGAGAAAGTAATGCTGTATATACTGGTCCATATACTAGGTGTATGGATCAACACGCCGAGCGGTCCAATGCCCATGCTGCTATGCGTTTATAAATCACCCGAAATAGAGTATACTTATTTTGTGTTGCGGCCCGTGTGGTTGGGCTGCGTTGAATATGGAAATTTGTAATGTTAGCTGAACTCGCCGCGTTCAACGCTGCATATGCTACCGTAAAAGCGACAGTTAAGGCTGGGCGGGAGATAGCATCGTGTGCGCAATCTATTGGTACAATGGTGCAATCGAAAGACGATCTGCACAAGAAATTGCAAAAACGAAAGAACAGCCCGTTCTCTCGTCAAGTTGAAACTGACCTTGAAGAGTTTTTAGCGCTGGAAGATATTAGGCAAGCGGAAAAAGACTTGGAACTTTTGATGGTGTATCAAGGGCGCGTTGGCTTAAAAGACGATTGGTTGAAGTACCAAGCGCAAGCGCGTAAGTCGCGCAAGGAAGCAGAGCGTGTAGCGCAGCAACAACGTGAACAATTACTAGAAACAATAGGATATATCGCGGCAGGTCTTATTGCCTTTAGCGGTGTGGTGGCTGCGATCTACGGGTTAGGCGTCTACTTGGGTAAGTGGTAATGGTCTACGTTTTGATTTTTATCCACTTCGTAAGTACTGACACGATCAAGTACTATCAGATCGGATCGTTTAGCCGCTTGGATCAGTGTCAAGTTGAAAAAGCCAAGGCAAAAATCCTAGTAACACACAACAGCATGGCGGTTGAGTGCCTTGAGGTTAATCCAGATTAAGCACAATCGCTGGGGTGTTTTGACGCAGGACGGAAAACTGCTTATAATCACGAGCAGTAGCAACGTAGCTAGGGAGTACATGAAATGCCTAGAACAATTATCGACGACTGGAAAGTCATCCCCAGATTGATGATGCTTGCGGTCACCGTCCTCACATATCAAAGCGTGCACTGGTACATGGGCCTCGAGGCGCCGACCAATGGTCAGGCGGGCCTCGTCAGCGTCTGTATGGGCGCCCTCACAGGCTGCTTTGGCATCTGGATGAATAAGGAGGTGTCGTAATGATACAAGCACTCATCGGGCCGCTCACAGAGCTTGCTGGGGGCTGGTTAAAGGGTAAGGCGGATGCACAGGCCGCCGCAGCCAACTTGAAGCTGGTGGAAGCCGAGGCGAAGGCTACAATCATGAAGTCCGCCGCGACGTCTGAGGCCGAATGGGAAAAGATCATGGCGCAGGGTAGCCAGAACTCTTGGAAGGATGAGTACTTAGTAATTTTGTATTCTATCCCCCTGTGTCTAGTCTTCACTGGGGACTGGGGACGTGAAGTCGTCGCCGAGGGCTTTGCCGCTCTCGAGACAATGCCAGAGTGGTATCAGTACACGCTCGGTGTAATCGTGGCCGCGTCATTTGGCGTGCGCTCAGCAACTAAGTTTTTCGGAGGGAAAAAATGAGAGACATGAACGAAATCGTCGTGCACTGCACGGCAACTAATCCAAAGTGGTACGCCGACAAGGAGGCCGCTGACGTCGTGAAGGAAATCCGCCGCTGGCACACTGAAGAGCGCGGATGGAGCGACATCGGATACCACTTCATCGTGCATCGCAATGGCCAGATTGCGGCGGGACGCCCGATCACGCGCACTGGCGCTCACACAAAGGGGCGCAACAAGGGTTCAATCGGGATCGCGTTGGTCGGTGGACGCGGCGGCGCAGCCGACGACGCCTTCTTAGATAACTTCACAGCGGATCAGGATCGCGAGTTGCGCGCGTTGATCGAGAGCTTGAAGGAAGAGTTCCCAACGATCAGCACGGTGTCAGGCCACAACGACTATGCGTCCAAGGCGTGCCCGTGCTTTGACGTCGGCGAGTGGATGTCTTAATCGATATCCATGGCATCTGATCCGCGTTGGATCATGTCTTTGTGTAAATGAATGAGCGCGTTCTTCGTCATGATGTAGGCGCGCACTACTGCCTCCATCTCTTTGTCGCCACGCATCCAACGATCCTGCGGCAGGCCACGCTCTGCGCGTTGCACGACGCGCTCTGCGATCAGTATGTTTTCGTCTAGTTCAGTCATCTCTTTCTCCCTCTCTTTCGGTCCAGTGATATATTCTGTGGCAGTTTGCGCACAAGGGCAAGCACTTCTCAGCTTCCGCGTATGCCTTCTTGAAGCTGCCTTTCTGCACGAGCTGACTTACCTTTGTTTCGCCAGCCGTCTCTTGGTGATGAAACTCGATAATCGCGGGGTGCGTTGCGTCGCAGAATAAGCAGGACAGAGTTGCTTTGAACTCTGCCCACTTGCGTCTTTGCTCCTTCTTGCGCCTGCTCGTACGCTCTAGCGTGACCTGTCGGTTGCGCTGATACCATGACTTGCCGTAACGCTTTGAGTGCGCGGCGCGTTTGTCTTTGTCTTTGTAAGGCAAGAGCTGTCGTCTTGTGTTGGCTACCTTGCCCAGAGCGTAACATAAAAAACGCCAAAATCACATACCTTCTGGACGCAGCTTTGGCTTTATTATCTTGTACTTATCCGACTTGATGCAGGCGAGGTCTGCGGGGATCGCGTCACTCAGCTCCTCGGCTGCGCGGATCGCATGCTGGCAGGCGTGCCTGCTCTCGAGCAGTATGTGGCTCGTGTATGCGTGATCATTGGTAATATATGAGATTGCCAAGATGTATAAGTATTGCATTGCTTACTCCCGATTTGATAAAAGTTTTGCGTGGGGCGAGGCGTCCAAGCCATCTGCTATAGCCCGACCTCTTCATATAGCTCGCCCCACACGATTACACCCACATGAGTACGCATTGGTAAACGACCCAGACGAGGGCCGTTCCAAAGATTAAGATGTATTCTGCGGTGTCCATTATGTCGCACTCCACTGGCCGCGTACGGCCTCCATCATGTCATTGAAGACCAAGTCGTAAGCTGTGTCTAGCTGCGCATCCTCGCCCTTCAAGTTTAGCTTGGTGTACGCTGCCAAGCCGTGAACCAACGGCGTGCTGTCGAACGGACCGTGTCCGCGACGTAAAAGTTCTTTCGCTGAGATGTCGCCCAATTTGCGGATCATTGCATATGCGTTTTCGATTTTCATTTTACTCTCCTTCATTGCTATAATTGTTAACTAAGCGTTAACTCAGATAGTTTCAAGTAAAAAAAATCCCCGCACTAAGGCGGGGACGAGGTAAGCAGTGAAGTGAGTTGGTCGATTGTCCATCGATACACGCAACATATAGTGCTTTGATTTGCTTTTCAACTATATCTACCGTAATCTCACGGCATCGTAATATGAGGTAAAAAGATGAACGATACAGAGTTTAAAGAGTTAGTCCGCGCGCTAAACCAGCCGCATCGCTTTGCAAACGTCTTCGCGCTATTCAAGCAGTGCGAGAAAGCGGCGACCGTTTTGCAGGAACAGCGAGAGCAAATTAAAACGCTTGAGGCTGCCGCTGCGAAGCCAGCGAAAAAGCCTGCCGCGAAAAAGTCGTCTTAGCGCATACGATTTACGAATTGATCGAGGCCCAGTTGGCGCATTAGCTGCACTGTCGCTGGGTCTTGCTCTTCGCGCCGCGCTTGCTGGCGGCCCAAGCCTTGCGCCGCACCCGCTGTCAGCTCTCGCGCTGTTCGAGCGCCTTGGCTTGCGCGATCAATGTAACCCGTCATTTGCTGCATCAACGCCGCCTGACGACGCAACTGCTCTGGCGTTAGGCGCTGCGTCAGGACGGGCGCAATCTCGCTCGCAAGCCCTGCGATACGCTCGCGCTGGCTTGGCCCACTGAATGCGGTATCTGCGGCAGCACCCGCAATCGTTGGAATGATGCCTTGACGCCCCACGGTCGCTCCTAGCGGCTCTCCTACGATTTCTTTTAGGCGCTCATCGACGAGGCGTCGAATGTTAGTGCGTGACCCTGCGGCGACTTGAGCTTGCTGTAGCAGCGCTCCAGACGTTTGCGCGATCTGCTCGCCGATCTTGTCTGCCGCGTCCTTACCGAGTGCAAGCTGCAACTTTTGAGCGACTGCGCGGTTGTTCATCGCCTTCAGCGCCGCAAGCGCCTCAACGACTTCCGCTTCATTGCGGGTGCGCGGGTTCACCTTTGCGTTGGCCATCAGCTCATCGAGGCGATTGCGCAGCGCCAGCTTAAGCTGCTTCGCGCCTACCTCGTCGACGCTCTTCATTGCCAGTGCGACGTCCTCACGCGTGACGCGTGGGCTTAGAATGTCGTTACCTAAGTCCGCTGCGAGCTTCTGATCGATGGCGTCTTTGCCCGCCGCGCGTGCCTTTGCGTAATCTGAGTTCACCGCGTCCAATGCAGCGCGCAGCTCACGAGCCAAGTTCATTTTGGACATCGCTGCAGTTGGCTGGTTGTTTGCCTTCAATGCCATGCCTGCGTCGTACAACTGACGCGTCACGTAGTCGATCGTCGCGACCGTTGGCTTCGCCTGCACGGTGTACGAGCCGTCTGCATTTGACACGACAACTGAACCCTCTGGGGCGTCTGCAAGCGCGTCTGTAATCTCGTCCGCGCTAATACGGCGGCCAGTTAGTAAGTCAGGGTTTTCACCCGCCTCGCGTAGTAGCGTCCTTGCGCCGCTAAGATCAGACGGGTCGACTTTACCAAACGACGTCAGCACCGCCGCGCCGCCTTCGCTGTCTGCGTCAATCTTGAAGTCGTAGGCATCGCCGTACGCCTGACGGCGCTCAGCGGCTGTCGAAATCATGATGTCAGATTTCTGAGATTTGATGCCCTCGCCCACTGGCGTTGGCTTGCCCAGCACGTCATCGAGGCGCGTCGTTAAGTCGCGCGACGCTGCAAGCGCAGTCTCGTCTAGGTTTTGCTTCGCGATCCGCGCGCCTTCGCTCGGCGTGTTCGCAACGGCGTCAAGTAGCGCCTCCGTATTCGGCCCCAGCGTTGAGATCGATCCATACGGGCCGACTTGCTCCGCGCTCTCCACGGCCTGCGCCGCATCCATAGCCAAGAACTCCTCGACCGCGTTGGCCGCGTCCTTCTTAAATCCGATTTTCTCGACCACCTCGCGCACTGGCTCACGCAGGTAGCTGCCATACAATGCGCCTAAGCCTTCAGCGGCTGGCTGACCCGCCGCTCCGAATACTGTGCCCGCAACGCCACCGATGCCCGCTTGGCGCGTGGCTGTCTCCATTGCCTTGTCGAAATCGCCATCGCGAGAGAACAAGCCCTCGCCAAAGCCGCCTACGAGGCCCTCTGTGGCGCCTACTATGCCGCCATAGCCTGCCGCCTGACCTGCGCGCCCTAAAACCGTCTTGGCGGTCATAGAGGGCGCTGTGGCAATCGTTGTAGCAACACCCGTGCCGAGGCGTGACGCCGCCACTGTATTCGGCGCCTCCTGCTCGCGGCGAGCGACTGCTTCGCGGATCGTGTCCATCGCCGTAGTTGGCGACATCCCTTGGCCAACTGCACGAGCGAAGCCGAAGGCGGGGTCGACGTATCCGCGAACAAACGGGACACCTTTTGCCATTGACGCGCCGCGCGTGCCTAGCTCGCCTGCGATTTCCTGCGCAGCTTCTCCGCGATAGATGTCGCCAGCGCGTTGGCGCCCGCCCTTGCTTTCGGCGATCTCTGTGATGATCTTAATGTCTGGCGTGCTGTATCCGCTGACTTGGTCAACGAATGTAAGTCCGCCGCCTTCACCCTTTAGGATGTAGCTGCCGTCGCCAAAGTCTGTGACGACTTCCTTGCCCTCGGGAGCCGCTGGCACTTTAGGCTGCGTTACCCAGCTCGGCACTGCTGGCTTAGCTGCTTCGCTGCCTTCGTTCGTTACCCAAGATGGTCCAGCCATTAGAATGTCACCTCTGTCCACGCTTCCATAGTGTTGCGACCGCCGCCGTTGTACCTGAAGACTTTACCGTTTTCCGCATCGTAAACAAACTCGCCGATCGGCGCGTTCTCGAATGTATATTGCTGTAGGTCTTGCGGCTCTGCGCCTGTAACGTAAGCTGGTCGACCGCCAAACATTGCGTCAAGTTGCTCAGTGTCTGCGCCGTATTTGTTATACGCGTTGATGACGATCTGCTTATAGTAGCGATCAATCTCTTCAAGCGACTTCAAGACAGCCTCTGGGCTTCTGTTTAAATTCAGGTTCGCAACTTTCGCCTCTAGCAATGCAAGCTCTGGGGCGCTGACCGCACCAAGAGTTGCTCCGCCAGCTTTGATGCCGCGAAGTGTGTCAAACGCTAGGTTTGCTTTTAGCGTCTCCATAGTCAAGCGTGCCTCGCCTGCCTCGGTGAATGGAAGCGCGCCAAATAGCATGCCTATTGGGCCAGTGATGTTTGGGTTTGCCCTAATCGCCGCAGATAGGTCGCTGACCGTGTTAAGCACGGTGCTTGCGCCTTGAGCTTCTTGGATGCCCTGCGCTTTTTGCTGCTCAGCCTGCTCGATCTCTCGATTTATCTCGGCAATCTGCAGACGGAACATGTCTGCCATGCTTGGGTTCATCGCAGCTTGCTGCAGGAGTTGTTGCCTGCGCGCCTGAAGCTCAGCGATGCGACCCTCGCCAGTCGGCATGGTGCCAAATTGACCAGCGATCTGGCGCTGCATGTCGAGCTGCGCCTGCGCCGCCTTCGCTTTGCGCATCATGTCAGCTTGGTCGTTGAATGCCTTCAATGTAGTAGCAAACGATGTCCCCTCGCGGCCCTGCAATGCTGCGCCAGCGTCTTGGATTGCGGATGCGGCAAGGATGCGGCGCTGCGTCTTGGTTAAAGCCGAAAATGGGTCTGTCGGTTGCGCGGCTGCAGGCTGCGGACGTGTTACAGCAATTGGAGGTGCCAAGTTCCCAGATTGTAGTGCCGCTGCAATGCCTCGATCTTCCAGTGGATCGCCAGCAGCTTGCGTCGCTGTGGCGCCAACAAAGGTGTCTGTGCCTCCGTATATGTTTTGCTCTTCTTCGCTCGCGTCTGCGGGTAGGAATGTAGATGGGTCGAAAGGTAGTGCCATAATTATCTCCTCAGCCTCCACCTGCGGCCATAGCCGCTGCGGCTACAGGGTTTGTCAACGCTGCGTATCCTTTAAATAAAGACCCAGCGCCTTGCATCAACCCGCCGAATTGCCCCATTGGATCGCGCGTCGTCGTTGTCGTCGTTCCGTAGCCCTGCGGCATAACGCTCTGCGCACCTTGCACAACGCCGAACTTTTTGAACGGGTCTTCGTATTCTCGTATATACTCTCTGTACAAATTTTCTAGTTCTTGCTGTTCTAGGCTGCGTGGCAATGCGGCTGCCTGTAGCTGCCCGCCTAGTAAGCCCATCTGAGCCTGCAGGGCCTGACCAGCTTGACCACCGAGAGCTTGAGCCGCGCCCATTTTCATCTGGTCTTCTAGGTCTGCGCGACGCACAGCTTGTTGGTAGCCTTGGCCTTGCAGATCGGCTATTGTTTTACCGATCGCGGCTTCAAACTCACCTTGGCGCGCACCCTCATATACGCCACGACGACCAGAACCAAACGCATTCGCACCAATTATATCTGCCTCTTCCCCAATTTTTTGCTGAGCGCGCTGACGATTTAAAGCTGTTATCGTGGGGTCGATTACGTTGGATGTATACTGTTGTGTATACGCGTCAATGTCTGCCTGACGTTCTTGCGGCGTGCGTGTCGCCATGCCGCGATAGATGTCGCTCACCTCTTGGAACTCGCTGGGCAGTGTGAGCGCGCTGTACTCCGAAAGAGCTTTCCGCTCTTCTGGGGTCAAATCAGCTACAGTCTTGCCTGTGTAGGGATCAAACCTTTTATTCGCCAAAACTTGCGCATAGTTTGTAGTGAAGTCTGTCATAGCCCCAACGCGCGGGTCCATTGACTTTGTTGTGGTTTCGCTTTTAGTTCCCACTGGTTATCTCCATCTCAAATCTGCGGGATGTTTCCGTAAATCCGCAATCTTTTGCAAAGCGACTAAAGCCCGCACGCCCGTCGAACTCAACGCCACTTAGGTTTCCGATTTTGCAGATGTCTTTAAACATGGTGACAGCCGCCTTCATCCAAACTTTCATATCAACTCCACCCATGAACTCTATGAATAGAGTGCTTCTGCGAGGGTGATGTTTAACGACAGTTGTGAATGCCGCAATCAACGTGTCCTCTAAGTAGACATGCCAGAGCAAAGAGCTTTGGTTTAGTATGTCCTCGATCACCTCTTCGGGGTCTACGTTTCGACCGTAAGCCTCTATTGACGTCTTCAGAAGCGGTAACGATTTATTCAGCGCCTCATCAACGTCCTTGGTAATAGGCTCAATGCGAACCAGTGACCGTTTTTTGTACTGTACAACATTATCCGTCAAACGTGAACCCTATCCATGCATACGTGTAATGTGCAGCGTTGTTGCTGGCGCGGCTGGTGAAAACGCTGTCGCCGCCTGAGCGTCTAGGAAGCCAGAGGTGCTATCCACGGCCCACATGACCTGTAACTCGTCACCCGCAGAAACGTCAAATTTCGCGGATCGCGATACAACGAATGTTGAGTTATTCTGGTGCAATGAGTTAATCATTGTGTTGTTTGGCGCGTCTGTGCCATTTAATCGAGGCCAGAAGTAAAAGTTTACCGTGCTTGACGACGTGGAGCTAATCTGCGCCGAAAACATCAACAGATATTCGCCAGCCTCGCTGAATACGATTTTACTGTTATCCACTGCATCGCGATCAATACCCACGTTTCCGCTTGGCGCATCGTACGTTATTGCGTACGCCGTATTCGTTGCGGCGGCGGTGACATCTGTGTTACGATAAAAGGAGGCGTGTCCGTCTTCTAAGATGACTTGCACAAACGCTCCGTCCTTCGAAACGACGGGATACTTGTTCTCACGATCCCACAAAATAACGCCGTCCTCTGACGGGTTATCGACGTCAGTCTTGAAGCCTAACTTGGCCAAGTTTACCTGCAGGAACTGCGTAAGCTGACGGCCCCACTGCGTTAAATCGGGGCCAATGGGTGGAAGTATCGGGCTAGGCACTACCTACGCCCTCCAGCCGTAACATCCACACGCATATCGCCGACCTTCCAGTCCGTTGGAACTGTGCCTTCGACCTTCATGCGCATCTGTCGGCCAGTAAATCGTACTGACGTTGGATTGCGCGGCGTGAACGGGCCGTGCGTCGTCTCAGTGCCATTTGGGTAAAAGCGCGTCTTGAATGTGACGTCAACGTCACCCTGAGTTTGCTCGTCTGGGATGAGCTTAGTAACTCTGGCAATTTGATCTCCCCTAGCGAGGCTTAGCGGACCTGTCTCGGCAAATGCCGCCACGCCGTCAAAGTTATACCCAACCTCGTGATCATAAATATCGCTGTCCGCGTTGTGACCCGCCATAAATGGATAACGGAATACGCCGCGCTGAATGCCTGACGTGCGAGACAAGTCGCCGATGAGCCAGTGGTTTTCCTTATAGTCGTATGCGACGTAGCGATTGATCTCCGTGCTGTTCGATGAGCAGTAGAACCACCAAATCTCGCCATACTGGCCGTTGGCAAACGACCACACTTTCGATTGCTGCGCCACGTTGAAGTCGCCAAACACGTAGTCATGCACGTCGCACGGTATCTCTGAGACAGAGTTGCCATCGAAGCGGAAGAACCCGCGCTGCCCCATCCAAAACACGCCGACGTCAACATCTGACGCTGCCTTGCGGGATATGCCGCCGCACGAAGTGCCGACACGAGAGAATGAGTAGATGTAGGGAGGGCCAGAGTATCGCGCGGAAAACGCGTCTGTGTCGGTAATGATCAACGTCTGACCGCGTGTCCGAATACCCTGCATAATCTGGCCATTCGTCTGCAGCTCCTGCGATCCAGCTTGGTTCGTTGTCGACGGCGTCCACACGGTATTGTTCTCAAAGTCGCACCACTGCACGAGGCGGCTGTTTCCACCCGCGCCGAGCGCGAAGATAAAACGCTCTTCCGTCACAACGAGGCCAAGATTATCGACTGGCGCATTCGCGATTGGCGCCGCGTTGTTTGACGGATTTAGCTGCCACTCAAGGAGGCGCCCGTCATCGTAGTGGCACCCAACGAGGTACTCGCCCCAGTTGTCTAGCGACCATGTCGTCGCCTCGAGCAAAACGCTGTTGTCGTTAGACTGTATCGGCTGGCCATAATAACCAGTGCCATAAGTGCCGCCACCGAAGCCTGTGTTTGCAGCGGCATCCTCTCGGCCAGCGGCCAAGTCTGTTGGAGTAATGTCTGTGAGTGTGCCCGATCCAGTCATCACATTCAATTGGTCATGCGATCCGCCTGCGAGCCATGCGTTTCCGTTAATGGCCTCCCAAGCGTGCATGCCGCGCACGGGGTTCGTCGCAAAAGATGTCTTGCGCTCACGCCATCCACCGATTGGACGCAATGAGTTGTCACGCCAGCGAACGAGTGATCCGTCGCGCCATCTATTTGACTGCTCTATGTCCGTACCATTGCGATAAAAGCCTGCAGGTATGTTGAGCGGTACTAGTGTCATGTCTTATGTCTTCATGATGTATGCAAGAGCGTAGTATGGCGGACGGTTTTCGTGCGCTGATCCTGAACCAGATGACGAGGTCGTTCCGCTAAATGTGTGGCTGTGGTCCCCTGCAGATGACGTTGATCGCTCATAAGTACTTGGGTAGTTTTCCACGCGAGAGCCTGCCCCGCTACCACCTTCCGCGGCACTCCACGCGACTTGGTGAGAGTGCGCGCCAGTTGTATTTGTTGTGCCGCTGAACGTGTGCGTGTGTGACGGCATTTCAGACGTAGAAAGCGCGACCGTGTTTGCACCGCCTGTGTCGTTTGGCGCGTAGGTTGATCCGTCGGCATGTACGACAAAGCGGCCAGTTAGATTGGGAGTGCCGTTGCTTCCATCGCACAGCGCCCAGCCAGTAGGGATTGTCGCGATTGTCCCAGACCACATGATAATCCCGCCTGACGGGAAAGCATTGCTAACAATGTCTGCCGCGTTTGTCGCGATGTCCGTGGTATTCGTCGCAATGTCAGTCGTGTTATCGTTGATTGCTGTGACCATAGTGTCCAGCGCAGTGTTGATTTGCGTACCCCAAGTGTCCTCTGAGCCGCCGACTGTTGGTTTTGTAATGCTAATCGCCATGGTTTATTCCTTTGTTAGCTGCACAATAGCATGTCAAGCTGCTTCCGTCCATGTTTCACTAGATGCGCTCTGCTCTGTCCATATGTCAGATGACGCCGCCTGCTCCGTCCAAATCTCTGGGTCAAAGTATTGCTCCATCCATTGAAACCTAAGTTGGCCCACATCCATGCCAGTTAATAGCTCTGGTGCCGCAAGAACATGAACCTGCGTTATAGCAGTTGTGTCAACAACAGGCGCGCCAGTATCTAAGTTAGGCGCAGCAAATGTTTCGGCTTCGATAACAGTAAGTGTGCCAATGTCTACCGCGCCAGTGTCTAAATTTGGTGCTGAGAATGTTTCCGCCTCAAACGCGGTCAGCGTGGCGACATCTGGTGCGCCGAAAGTAATGTCTGGGATTGTGAGCGTATGTACCTGCGCAAACGTAGCGTCTGCAATTGTTACGTTGCCTGTGTCTATTGCTGGCGCAGATAAATCGTGTGCTTGTGTAAGCGCACCATCGCCTATGCGAACTGTTCCCGTAAGGACATTTGGTGCGCTAAAGGTTTCATCCTCATACGCAGTCAGCGTTGGTATAACAATTGCGTTGCCAGTGTATGTGGCAGACAGGGCATAGTTTACCTTGTCCGTTGCTGCAATCGGTGCTGCTGCTATAGGGTTGAAACCAAACATTTTTTACTCCGCTGCAACCTCTTGTGGTTGCTCAAGTGATGCCGCCAGCCTTTGCACAAACGCCTCACGACCAACCATAAGCTGATCTAGGTTAAACTGTGCGTTGCTGAGTTTACGGTCTAAGTCTTGGATGTGGTTTAGCATTGCTGATTGCTCCGCTGTAAAATCATCCAAGTTGTATTCTACGTCATTGATCGTGATGGTTTTCCTTTTATCTTTCGCCATCTGTATGCTCCTTATGAGTTCGCTGCAATAGCTGCATTAACAGCGGTCATATCTTCTGTAGTCCAGAAGTCTTTAGCAACCATTAGCTGTAGATGCTCTACGTTGCGTGACACAGTGTCAGCCCATTCAGCATCGTCCATGCCCTCTGGTTGCCCAGCGTTTAGCAAGTCAACAGAGTGACCCATTGCTGTGTAGTGTTGTGCGATTTCTTCCGCAGTTGGTGTATCAGTCATGTCTTTCTCCTTTTCTGACTTTTACAAAGGTTTAGTTGGCCAAGTAATTGTGTTAGGAAAACCATCTTGCTGTGGAACAGCCAACAGGTCAGACCTATACTGCGTCCATGCCGCTTGTTGTTCTGCTGTCAAATCAGCCCAACGGAGCGCATTAGAAACAATAGGATCAACCTCTGTTACCAACCGATTGTCACGCTCATAGCGAACTTGGGCGGCGGCTTCGGTATCTAGTTCAGCCTGTGTAGGTGGAACGTATGCCTCAAAGTCTGTGCCAATTAAAGCCATAACAACATCGTTATCTACCGTTGTATCCACGTCATAATCAGTAAGAAGATACGGTATCCAGCCGTATTCTGGATGATTGATTTCACAATCAATGACTGTGTTTGTTTCATTCATTGAACGTGCGTTGCGCACTTCTGTAATTGCAATTGACATATCAAGAAATCCTTACCCATAAATTAGAGTAACCATTAGTGCCATCTGAACCAGCACCATTCATAGATCGCCATGTGCCTGATTGTAGATGTCTAAATGAGCTACCAGAGCCAGACCAACTACTACTAGTACTATTGAAATATGTAGTAGCTAAAAATCCGACTGCATAAAGACTAGACGCTGTATCCCCAGGGGCATAGTTCGTAGCGTTAGCTGGTCTTCCCCAAGTGTAAGTTCCTACTGCACCCTGTGTAGTTGAAGCCCCTATACCATTCCAGTTTGTGCCATCATGCCATGCTCTAGGATTACCATCTCCATCAGATAGAACGATATAGTTGCTTGAGGTGCGGATGTCCAAGCCGCCATTGTTGCCAGTGTATGAGCCAAGGATTACGTTTTTATCACCCGTCGTAATATAATAACCACTATCTCGACCTAAGAAAGTATTGTAGTCACCTCCTGTCAATGAACGACCAGAGGTGTTGCCAACCATCGTATTTTGTACACCAACAGTAGTGTTATATCCCGCCTGATACCCCAGAGCAGTGTTATTGCTGGCGGTGGTGTTGGAGAAGAGTGCATCTTTACCAATAGATACATTTGAACTACCTGTGGTATTAGCATACATAGCATGATACCCAAGGCCAACATTATCACCGCCAGTGGAATTGCCAAACATAGCTCTGCGACCA